CGAGGTAGGCCTTCGGAATTTTCAGGGCAGCAAATAGCTTCTTTTGAATGTACTGCACGTCCTCGACGGCCGCAGCATTGCTTCCTCCTGATAGGGTGTCTATCTTGGTTCCGGACTCACCGCCCCTGACAGGTATGAAGTAGTCATCGTCCACTGCCATTGGATTGTAGCGAAGGTCAAGCTTTCCTGTTGCCTTATCAACTGCACGCTGGCGCTTCAGGCTTGTCTGAGCCTGTTGCATGTAATTCTCAATCTCTTCAGGCGGAATGTTGCCAACGTCAATGTAGAAAATACGACGCTCAGGAGCTCGAACAATTCTATAGACGAGCATCGCGTCCTCTATGAGGATCAGCTGTCTCCAGATTCTTCTTGCTGATTCTAGAACTGACGCACCATACGGTAAAAATGCATCATTCCCAAGGAGCCTAAAGTGAGTGACCTGCCAGTTCTCGAGAACCATATTTCCCTTAGTGGTCCATCGAAACCTGACGGCCATGGGATCCTTCGGATCAAATCCCTCCTCTCTTTCCATCTCTGAGATGGGGATGGGATAAGCGTTGATGACTCCGTAGTTTGGATCAACGTCATTGAAGAGGAAGAAATCTCCATACTTGCAGAGGTTTCTCACCCACATCGGAAGGTTGAAGTCGACATTCAAGATATCGATGAACAGGTTGTTCAAAAGTTCCTGAATGTTCCTGTTCTCTGAGTAGACGTGAAGGACCTTTCCTGTGTCATCCTGTGACACTGTCTCTTCAGCATAGATGTCCAGGGCAGACGCAATCTCAGGTGTAGCCTCCATCTCTGAGAAGTCCGAATATCTTGACATTCTGTCATAGGAGCCGTATGCTGATATTGTAGATGAGTATATGTCAGATACGTTTCTTCTGAATACTTCATATGCCGATGAAGCAGCCGGCTGTGATGCGTTCTTGACCTTTCGCCTTACAACAGGACCAGACCTAAAAAGCTTGGTCAGTTTTGCGAAGGTATTTGATGGTGGTGCCAATTTTCCCTCTTATCAATAAATAGTCATCTCAAGTCGTCACCTGTAAAGCCATTTGAGATCTTGTGGTACTGATGAGACGGGATCAGGGTTTCCACCCATGATCCTTGGGTCATATTGTCTTGACTTTGTGATGTCTCCATAATAGACAGGAGGAGGCACAAACTCAGATTTGTTGACTCCGAAACCAGCAAGGAGCCCTTTTGAAAAGACTGACTGTGACCTCGAAACATCGGGTGAATACTCAAAAAGGTTGACTGCTATTGAAAGTGCCATCACAAGGTCATCATGAAAACCTTTTTGAGCTCGAGGAGAATCACCGAACCACATGAAAGTCCTCAACTCATCAAGTATTCGTGGTGATGAAATCTTCAAGGAACAGTTTCTGATCATCTCTTCGAGCTTCGTGAGAGCCGTCGTCCTTGTTGCTGAGGATGTATTCCACCCAAATTTCCCTACCGGAATGTCGACTGCGTACTGGAACTTCCTGTCATTCAGGTAGATGTTCGGATACCCGAGCTCTCGAAGCTTTGTTATTGTAGAGAAACCATACGTGTTGTTTTCAGGAGCAAGTAGCGCCTTGTTGTAACGCATGCCAATTTCATTCAAAAGAATTCCAAATTGGTCTGGAGGTATCTTGCCACGAAATTCAGCGACCTGCTCACAGGTTGTGGTATCTATGACCTGGGCTGTACTGTAGTCTCCCGAGTCTCCTCTAGCGATATCGGCACCTATGACATACTTCCTATCAGGCAATGCATATTTCCAGATCCAAACTCCCTGGTCAGGTCCCCACTTTTCTATTGGTGACCTTGCTGAAAGTCTGAGCCTGTCCATGTCCTCATGAGATATGAAAGTGTCTCCTGAGGATGAGAAATCGCAGAGAAGCTCCTGCGCTATCTGCTTCCTTGACATCTGCCTTGCTTCATTGTCGAACCAGGCTTGGTCTCTTTCAGGATGAACATCCCATGGAAGCTTTATTGGATTAAAGTTTGAAACCTTCGACTCGGCATCGACCCAAAGTTTGTGGTATTGGTTTCCAACACCGTTTGGTGTGCTCAGGACTACAGCAGATCCACCTGTTGACAGGGTAGGATAGAGGCCCTTCCAAAGTTCCTCAAAGTTCCTAATGAATGCTGCCTCATCAATGATCAGAAGAGAAAGTGCTTCAGATCGGCCGGCATCCTCAGAAGTTGGTACAGCCTTCACAACTGAACCGTTTGAGAATTCAATAGCCTGCTTTGAAAAAGCTGAAACCTTTGGAATAAGAAGCCAGGGAGGAAGGTTCTCGAGCATCGTCTTGACCTTCCTGACAAAGTTCTGGGCTACGGCCATCTTGGTCGCTATGACAAGGACATTCTTTTCCTTGTGAAATATAGCCAACCAGAGAGCGTATGCTGCGGTAATGGTCGACAGTCCCAGCTGCCTGCTCTTTAGGACGATATTGAACCTGTGTTCTTTGAACTCCCTAAGACAGTCATCCTGATACGGAAAAGTCTTGAAATTGATGAGACCCTTCTCAGGGTGTGTTATCTTCAGCCACTTGTTCGTAAAGTGAACAGGGTCCTTTCCACACCTGATGATCTCTTCAACCTGTGCATTCCTTGCTTGAGGCATTTCATGAAACTTCTAACGATGTAAAGTACCTGTAGTAGCAGATCTTCCTGTCGCTGTGCCTTGTAGCTTGAAGCATCTCGATGCCGTCATGGCTCTTGATCTCCTTAAGGACGATCTTTTCTCCTGAGTCGTCACCGTATCGAGTCTTGATAGTTGAGATCGCATCCTTAAGCATTGCCTTCGCCCTGTCAGACTCCTTGACCACCTGTGACCTCAAGCTGCTTTCGGATGCAAAGTGAACAACGCAGGTGTAGCAAAGCTCGAGCCTATTTCCAAGAAGCTTCGATGTGATAGAGCAGGTTCCGTCCTTACTGCCCTTGATTCCTTCAAGAACGTTTCCAAGAATGTTGACTTTCATTGCACCCTCTTCATGTAAGTATTACCTTGAAAGGAACAGATTCACGACTCTTGACCACTTCCTTCACCTGGTCAGGAGTAGGCCTCCATCCCTGAACCCAGTCTTCTCTTCTGGTATCATAAAAATCCATCTCGCAGTTCGAACAAAGTGAGCACCTTTCATACGACTCGGCATCGATTGAATCGCATATAAGCCTCTCACACAGTCGACAGTCAACAATCCCAGGTGAGCAGGAAGAGATCAGAGCTATTTCATCAACATGCCGAGACGTGAGCATCGGTTCCGGTCTGAGTAATTTCGATCGAACTGTCGACTGCATCTTTGATCGCATCCACGTGTGAGATGATGAGGATTGTCTTGAAGAACCTCTTTAGAGAGTGAAGGAGCCTGTTACAGGCTTCGACATTCTGCTCATCAAGGGCGCCAAATCCCTCATCAATGATAAGGATATCTGATTTTGGCAAAGATGAAACATTGATGAGAGCAACCCTTATTGCGAGTGAGGACATCATCTTCTCCATGCCGGACCCAAGTTCAATTGGCCTACGGGAGTCTCCATAGTCAAGCATCACTTCAAGGTCAGATCCGGTCTCATCGGTCTCCAGCTTTACGGTGAAGCCAGCAATTCCCTGTAGAATCTTGGAGATTTCATCGTTGATGACAGGCAGTTCTGAGGCAAGGATCATCATCGGGATTCCGTCCTTGTTGTATGCCCTGAGAAGCCTGTCTTGCACTGCCCATCTCGTCTTCAGGTCAACGAATGTGACCTTTTCCTTTTCAAGGGAAGAGATTCTTTCCTGGAGAACACCAATCTTGACCAGCTTTTCGTTGACAGAAGAGTCACAAGTTCTGATTCCTTCCGATATCTTGTTCATGACCTTCTTGTACTCTGATGCCTTACCGTGACTTCCTGTGGACGCAATTCTCACTTGCAAATCAGAAACGCTTGCGTCAACACCGACCTTTTCTTCCCTGAGTGACTTGATCCTGCTCTCAAAAAGATCTATCTTTGCAACCAGCGTCTCTCGATTGGATCCGAGCTGTGCCTGCTTGGACAGCATGTCCTCATATTTCTTCAGTCTTTCTTCAAGTACATCCACCTGTGACTTATTCAGTTGGGCAAGGACAAAGTTCAACTCTGACCTGAGATCTTCTATCTTCTTTCTCTGCCCTTCAATGAGCTTCTTGTTTGAGATTGAGTCCTTTATGAACTTGCATGTTGGGAAAGATTCGCCGCAAGGAACCTCCTCGAGCCTCTTTACGGATTGCTCCTGCTCCTTGAGAATGATCCTTTGCTTCTCCATTCCATGCTTAATTTCAATGCTCTTGGAGTCAAGAACCTTTGCTTCCTGAAGCTTTCCCTTGATGGACTCAATTGGAAAATTCTGCCTGATCTCATGAATCTTTGAGATCTTCTCTTCGGCAACCTCGAGCTCTTTCTTGAATGCAAGAACTGAATCTTCACAAGACTTGATGGATTCAGCAAGAGAAGCAGACTTTGTCTCCATCTCATCAAGCTGGTCCTGAGTTGCTATGTCATCACCAAAGGCTGAAAGCTTCTCGGCAAGAATCTTGGATTTCTTCTCATAGTCATCCTTTTCATTCCTGAGATTCACTATCTCGGATTCTAGGGTCACTATGGACTTCTTGCAGTCTTCGATGAGGCTTCCAAAGTCTCTCTCTGGCATTGTACGAAGTGCGC